GCATATTTTACGCACTGGTAATCCTTATGATTTGTTTTACTCAGAGGATTCGGATTATGAATTTGCTAAAGAGTATGTCTTTTTGACTACTGGTTTCCCATTACTTGAATCAGGTAATCTGGAAATTGATGAAACTGAATTTGAAACTCGTTTACACAAAGCTATCTCTAAATGTGAGGACATCATTAAGTTCACCAAGGACAAACATTATGCTCCGCTCAAATTGGCTAAGTTACAAGACGTTAGGACCAAACTCGTACATTCTCAGCAGAATTCTGGCTTGCGTGTTAAACCTTTTTCCCTCTTACTTTATGGTGAGAGTGGTGTTAGTAAATCGCAATTGTGCAATTTGTTAACATGTGCTATACTTAAAGCTAATAACTTTGGGCACAAGAAGGAAAACATTATATGTCTTAACCCTGATGACAAATATCAATCCGAGTATCGTTCGCATCACTCCGCTGTGATTATGGATGATTTATGCAATGCAAAATTGGCAGTTGGTTCCTCTAGCCCTTTGGCACCTGTCATAACTTATGCTAATAATATGCAAACTGCAGCTCTTAGTCCCATAGCCGAACTTAAAGGTAATATCATGATCAGACCTAAAGTCTTCATGAGTACCACTAATGTTAAGAACCTGAATGCTCCGCTCTATTCTAACGAACCTGTCTCCATTCAGAGGAGATTTGAATTTACTATCACTGTCCGTATTCGACCTGAATATACTGATGGAAAGTCTCACATGGTTAATCGTGCTAAAGTTGCTGGACAGATGGTTCCTGATATGTGGGAATTGGACGTCGAAGAAGTTATCCCTGTAAAGCTCAGTACTGGGGCAACAGTTGGTGAATATCGTATTGCAAAACATGGTAACACTCCTCTACAGAATGTATCACTTGGGATTGCACTCGAGTATCTCGTGGCACAATCCAGGGTGCATTTTGATCAGCAGAAGAAATATGTCGCTAGTAGTGACGATTTATATGAGTGCAAAATGTGCCCTCATGATAATTACCCTGAAATTTGCCCTAAGTGTCTTGAAGAGAAGGTAGTTGCAGATGTCTTACCAGACGATGACAATCTGGATTCTCAATCTAGCACTACTGAGTCAGTTCTTGGTATGGTGCAGATATACACGTACATATCCATCATAAGCTGGTTCATCTCTACAATGTCCTACTCATATCAGCTCATTTGTCACGAGAGCGCAATCAAGATCTTGTACAAGTACCCAATGGTGCGTCGTCTAATCTTACGATTGTTTTCAAAGAGATATACTAAGTATTTGTGCTACATTTCTCTTGCTATCCCCTTGTGTGCCGTATTATTTTTCACACTCACTGGTTCGCCTGTTTTGTGTTGGTATAGTTTTTATCTTTTCTCTCTTCTGCTCTCTCTCATTGAACTTTGCGTTTACCTAGTACGCCAACATGTTTTTAAAAGGTGTGATCTTGAACTACAACCCATTAGGAATATAGGAGCTAAATTCAGGAAGACACTA